TGGCGGTCTCAAGGGGTAACGATCCCCTTCTTCAACAGTGACAGTGTTGTGTGCGTCCATGAACACTTTGAGACCTAAAACTTACCATATAGAAACACACTAACTACTACGCTGCCAACGATTTACATTACGCAGAAAGTATGTTTTTATATGGTAGAGCATAGCGGAGTCGAACCGCTCTTAGTGGACTGAAAACCCACTGTCCTAACCGATAGACGAATGCTCCATGATTCACCATATGAAAACACAATTATACAGGAACGTGTCAACAAACATCAGATGGCTACTCTTGTGTTTGTCAACTGTCATTACTGCCCACATGTTCCGTCGCGTTTCCGGATCAACTGATTTCTCAGTGAGTGCCTATTTCATGCAAGTGAGGGAGTAGCCGAGCTACGGCGGGCGCATCAAATCCCATAATCCTGATCAACTTGCCTAACGGTGTGGGTAACCTGTATAACTGTGTTTACATATAGTGCCCAGAACCAAATCTGGGTACGCTATACAAAATTGCGTTGTTAATGAACTTGGCTGCACTGTGTCAATGCACTGTGCTGCTTTCTAACTAGTCTCTAGTATAACACCGAATGCCATACTGGTCAACTTGTTTTGTAAAGTCCTACAATCTGGAAGGACTTTACAAATCTTGCTGTTTTTCCCTACTTGCCGCTATTGTAGCAGTTGGGCAATTAGTGGTCAACCACCAAAAAAAACCCGCCTAGTTGGCGGGTCTTTCGTGAAATTTGTATAGTATCAAATATCACTAGGCCCGCTGAAGTCATAATCCAGCGCCTCACTACTCGAATAATTGAGTGAGGGTATCTCTCGGGACAGTTGGGCTTGTTGCATAATCATAGTGTATTATATATGACAGTTGACGAAAAAGCAATTGTTTTTGGCAATTTTCATCAGATAATTATTTCTTCGTAATCTTCCCGACCACAACCGCATTCTGGGCAGGTGAATGTGTCAGGCAGGGTATCCCATGCACCTTCAGTTTCTTCATCGTGTACGTGACCGCACACTACGCAAACGTGTTCCATTATAGTGCCTCCAAAACTTTCTTGTAAGCATCGGCGTGACGTTGCTCTACTTTTTGTAGTGCGGCAAAACGCTTTTCTGCTTTGGCTAACACAGCCTTAAATTGTTCAGCATGTTCAACTGACTCATCAATCTGTTCTTGGAACTCTTGAACTGCTGTATGACCTTCCTGTGCGGCTTGTTCTTTAAATGTAGGATACATGGTAGTGAACTCATATGTTTCACCTGCAATGGCCATTTCCAAACATTCTCGAGTTGTTGGTCGGCCGACTAGCAGTTCCAAATGACCCCATGCGTGTTTGATTTCTTGATCTGCTGTGTGCTCAAAGTGTTGAGCGATTTCTTCATGACCTTCTTCTCTAGCGATCCGGGCAAAGTAACGATACTTGATGTGTGCCTTGCTTTCTCCAGCCAGTGCGCTTTCTAAGTTTTTGATTGTGATTGACATAACTTCCTTTCTGTAAAATATCATTGTACAGATATTTACTATACATGTCAACTACAAACAACAGTTTTGCAATTGAAATTTTCTATAACGATGTTAGGCCAGTTTGTCAATGTTTTGTCCGGCACGATTCATGCGACGGTTCATTTCAATGCGCTGGGCTTCTTCGACAGTGTGTTGAAATTTTACGCGAGCAGCTTCTTGCACCATTGCCTGATGGCGCTGGTCCACATGTTTCGTGTCCTGAAGCCTGTGCAGTTGATTGTTGTATGCTGTGTCAATTTTCATACTGTTATTTACTAGTCCATTGGCACCAGCTTTTTAATATCTTTGTGCCGGACCACTATGATGCGGTGAGTTTGATCTTCAAATTGAATTGGCAAATCCAAGTGGATCGAAACACGTGGTCCAGTGTTGTCAATCACTGTGTCGTTGCCCACGCTGCCCACAAATGGTATTTTGTTCCAGTGACCAAACACACGATCGCCAATCCAGTACTTGGGTTGATATCCAATGCTGTCAAAATATTCAGTTTGCTTGCCCATTATTTTGTTCTTTCGGCAATGTTTTTGTAGCCTGCCCAACTGGGATGAATACCATCAGGTTGTAATCTGTTGATTTCTAAAACAGTATCTCCAAAGCCGGCAGCAACTTCTCGCACACGGGCTTGTACGTCGGGCTTGATTGCGGGCAAGATCCAAAACACTCGTTTGGCCTTGACTGCTAAACGTATCCTTGAAATTTCTTCTAGAGTTTTTACACCCTGGTGATCATTGGATCCCAAACTGATTATCACAGTTTCGGCCACAAGATTGTTACCTTGATCATGTTCTAGATAATCTTTGCGCCATTGCCAACTGTTGATACCACCGCGAGCACGAGCTACACATTCGGGTCTGAACTGATGTGTACCTACAGCAATGCTATCGCCTAAAATTATACAGTCAATCATGTGGAGTTGTCCTTTAAGTACTTATTATAAACAAAAAAGGTTGCCTAAGCAACCTTTCTGGTCAAGATTTGCAATGCCTTGGCTCGAGCCAGTGCCAGCCTAACCAACACATGATCAGACAATTCATCTTGCTCGTGATCATGACATCCATCATCACACGGTATTAGACTGGGACGACGATAAGCAATCTGGAGATCAGGGAAGTCATGGACTGCATCATCGTCATCGTCTAGTTCAGACGGATCACTTCTTTGTAGGCTCAGCTGTCTTTGCTGTGTCCTTGGCAGCAGGTGCCGCACTTTTGACAGGCGTCACTTCGGCCTTCTTGTGATCAGCCTTTTTATGCTCCGCTTTCTGTTCGGCCTTGTTTGCAGGTGTTGCAGCAGCAGGTGCAGCAGTCTTGGCAGGCTCAGCAGCGAAAGCAGCGGTTGCTACCAAAGTAGCGATAACAGTAGCGATTGTTTTCATTTGAAGTTTCCTTTAGGTTAATGAAATTTATGCTTGACATTATCATCAACTCGCCTACATGGACCACTACGCCGTTCATCACAATTGGATTGTCTCCAATCATAACTGGTGGGCAAATACTGTTCCTGAAACGGTTCGGTTTTATCACGTTTGGTTTCATGGTTGTCAAGTTGTTTTTTGTCTTGCATACATATATAACGCCACAGCCGGACATTGCGTTGACACAAGTCAAAAAGAAACCCGCCGAAGCGGGTTCTGGTTGTTTCTGTTACGAGGTATTTCCTACCCTAGGCGGCGTTTAGGCGGCCAATGCGAACAATTCGTCGTTTGCGTTTACGGTTTTTCTTCTTTTTACATCGTTGCTGATGAGCGCCAAATCTTAACTACTATCCTGTCGGTCGATCCCAAGTCACCCCCATCAGAAACATACTAGTTCTCAGTGACCGATGCCGTTAAATAACACCGATGTATCTAATATGCTTATGGTGGAGGTGGGGAGAATTGAACTCCCGTGTCGCCAGTATTTCCTAAGCAGGTTTACGCTGTTCTTTTATTTATCACCAAGTTTTCCGAGCGATCCAATGTTGTATCTCTTGTACTTTCCACGCTAGTCCCCATGGCAGTGTGAAAAATATCTTGCTACCATTTGGAGTATACATGGTCTTGCCATCATTATCAACACCCATCAATCCTATAAACATATTATTCCCTTAAGAATGAATTTTATCGTTGATAGCAATTACGCTCACGATAAATCTGACCATCGGGTTGTAGAATCTCTTTCCAAGCAGTACAAACAGTTTGTGGTTGTGGTACAATCACTTGCTCACGTTGAACAACTACTGGTTGCGGTTGATTCTGATTGGCAATGATTGCGCCTGCAATGCCACCAATGATCAATGGTGCCACCCAATCATTACGTTCAACAACAACAGTGCGTGGTGGTTCCCAATAACGATGCTCATGCCGCCATTGTGCTTGTGCTGCGGTTGCTGCCAGCAATGCGATTACCAAAAATAATTTTTTCATAATTTATCTCCTATACATGTATAACGCACAAGACATGCATTTAGTTGACATCATTGTACAACAAGATGCCCTGTGGCATACATAATGGCCATCACAGGCCCTGCAATATGCTCGCCAATTTCATACAACGCCCATGCCGTGAGAGCCACTGCCCACCAGGGATTTGATTCTGCTTTCTTGCCCAACCACATGAAAAACTTTCCATGTGCTTGACCAATTTTGTTTGCCAGTCGTACTATCATCACAATCACTTGCGCTTACGCACATAGGCCTTGGCAGCTCGCTTGGCCATGGTTTTCAAGCTCTTGGCTCGTGGAGTTGTTGTTTTACGTGTTGCCATAGTGTTACCTCTTAAAAAAATATTTAGCCAAATTCTTCATCGTATGGTTGTACAATCCAGCCAATGGCAAACAGATCTTGTTGAATTTCATCTGTGACCACGCTTTCGCCCACGTAGCCTTTGGTTCCGTCGGCATCACCATTGCCCAGTCCATCTCCTATGCCTGAACAGTACCAGTCCATGTAATCGCCTGAATTTCGCAATCGAGCAATCAGGCCACCGGCACTGCGCCACGAACATGACCAGTATTCATCCTTGAGCAATGACCATACATCGTTTTTTTGAAACACATTGTTGCACATGGCCGCATAGAGATTCTGTGCGTAGCACTCACTGTCTTGTACTTTTTGCAACATCCAGGCACATGTTTGAATGTCTTGCTCTAGGTCGTGATCAACTGTGTATTTTTTCATAAATCTGGTCCGGCGTAACAGAATCGAACTGCTATTTAGGGAGTAGAAATCCCCTGTATTATCCATTATACGAACGCCAGTTGTTTGGTGGGACCTGTGTGATTCGAACACACCACCCAGCGATTATGAGTCGCTTGCTCTAACCTAATGAGCTAAGGTCCCTAAGCTATAGTATAGCAGGAAAACTATTTATGGTCAATTGATTTTTAGCTCTTTATGTGGTCTTTAGATATTTCAAAAACCGTTTCAAATCTCCATACAACGCATACATGGTGGCTTCTTGAGTGCCATACAGTATTATTTGAGGCTGTTTTTTTGCCAACATTTTTTTGCCCATCATGATAAAATAAGGGCAGGTAAGTTTGTTGTTTAACAATATCAACTGGGCTGGCCCTATTGCAAAATCAGTATCAAATGACCAAGATTCTATTTCCAACTGGTTCATGACGCTGTAGCCTTCCCAACTCAATCGTAACCCGCTGTCTTCACGAATGTCTTGCCACCATTCTTTTATGGCTGCGTCTTCAGTTGGCCGATCATCATCGGGCAGCAGTTTCAGCAGTTGCTGAGTGTAATAGAGTTTATGTGGCATCGGGGTATACTTGTGACCCCTGAGTTAGCAACACCACTGTGAACTTGTCAGTCTTGAATTGAGTGTTCAGCTTGCGGGACAGATTTTTAGCATGGCCCGGATTTGAAAAACTTACCTTTTTGTACTTGGGTCCTGGGTACTGTGTGAGCATATGGCTGGTTTTGAGATTGATGGGTTTGGCATCGTAAAATACTGCCCACACTCCTTCGCTGGCCAAAACTTGTTCTGTTTTGTAAGTTACTTTGTTGGTGTGTTCAATCAACACCTGTGGACGTGGCCTGCTCATAGCATTATTTATCACATAATCTATGTAGATTTAAAACTTCCACCGTCAAGTTCTATTGAAACAGTTTCGTTTTTACCAGCAGCAGGCGCTCGCATGGCGTCTAAAGTCAGCAGCAGTTTGGTTATGTCTGCATGTAGATCTTTGGCATCTCTCATGGTCATGACAAAATCACGTTGATTGCGTGATTCATGTGCTTTGATACTGTCTACAAAACGATTTATGTGCAGGCTCATACAAAAACCTCTTCATCTAAATAACGGATCAATTCTTTGTCCGTGGGTTGCACCTGATAGTTGCGCTTGAAAAAGATCTCGTATGAGTCTGATCCATACTTGCCGATGCCATACAGTTTGGTAGCATCTTCTCCATCCCAATTCACATAGTCTTCAGTCATTCTGCGTATGCGATTCTCTTTGACCGTGCTCATGCCCAGGCTCCAGATGATGTTCTTGACCTCTCCGGGTGTGCTTAACAAAAGAAGATTAGGTGTGGGCCAGTGATGCATGAATAGTGGATACACAGTCTTCACTGGCTTGCGGCCAGTTTGGTTCAGCATGATCACTGCTACCATGTGTCTCCACTTTTCCACATAAGGAATATCTTCCATGCCCAGTTGTTGCTGCACCATGAGATCGTCACGTAGTGGAGCAATCATGATCTGTTCAAGAATTGTTCTAGTTTGGGCGGTGTCCAACCTTCGGGTTTGAGCACCTTGCCATCTTCACGTTTGAGAACCTTGCCGCTGGCCTGATCAATCTTGGCAAAGTTACTACGCATGACTTCGATCCAGGCACCTTCGCCATCGGCACCCATGCTGTGTATGGCACCAATTGTGACAACTAATATGTCAATCAAGGCATCCAGTGTGTCCACGTCAGTGTCGGCGTCTTGCAGTTCTTGGAACTCTTCTGCAATTAGATCGATGTACATGTCAAATTGTGCTTGGTCGCCAGTGACGCTTTGATCACAGGCCAGCATGAATTTTTCTTGGTCTTTGAATGGATTGAGTATCATGGTGTTCCTTTGGCAACAGCTTGTTCTTTGTTGTGATACGGGCCTTGATAGCTGTATCGTTGTAGGGTGATCAATTTGGGATTCTGTACCATCTTCCAGGCTCGATGCTTTTTGACATAGTACCATCCGGCAGCAAACCAGCTTTTGCTGTGTTCTTCTTGAGTGAACAGCGGCAGTCGATGTTGTATGTCCCACATGGCATTGAACACTTTTTGTCCGGTGTCATAGCCATACACTTGATTTTCTGGATTGGGCCGGATTTCAACAGCTGGCACAAATTCAATGTCTCGATCCAGCATCTTGATGGTCTTGTATTTTTTTACTGTGTTGCTGATCTTCACAGTGTAGCCATCGTCCTGTGCTTCAATTTGCCCAACCTTGCGGTTGTCTTTTTTCAGTATCCAATAGCGGTCAGCTATTACTGGCATTGCTAATATCATCTAGTTCTCCTGTGTATGTTTTGTTCAACCAGCGACCAATGCTGTCTGCAGATTCGCTGAGCTTGACCAAATCGTATTTGCCGCAAAATCGCAAAAAGTGTGCGCCCACCTGGCCCACATCCTTGTGACTGATCTGTTCATGTATGGCTGTGTCTACCAGCAGTTTGATGTCAGCGGGCTGGGCTGTGAGATCAATCAAGGTGCGATTGCGCTCGTAATCGTCTAGCACACGATGTTCTGCACCTTCGTGGTCGGTCCAACGTTGCAACATGAGATTGTTCCAACTGTAGCCTTTTTTCTCTCGATCAGCAAAGGCCTCGCGGAGACCAACTTTATTCTTTGTGCCCTTTTCACGAACTCCTGGATATGCACTGAACACATTGTCCGAACTGTCGCCACGCATGCACTTCTCAAACAGCAGCCAGGCTGGATCGAGAATGGTCTTTGGCTGTTTGGTTTTTTTATCTTTGACAGCGTTGCCTTTGGCATCGAATATGCCTTCCAGTGTGATCAGTTCGTCTGTGATGCCATTGAACTGCCGGACATTGGGTGCGATCAGTTGCACAAAATCTGTGTCTGAACTGACCACTATGTGTTCGTCCTGGGGGTGTAACGCAATCCATCGTGCAATCACATCATCTGCTTCGGCTTGGGCATGGCGTATGACACTGCAATTGGTCTTGTTGCTGAGGTATTGTGTCAGCTCATCATAGGTTTCCCAGAACAGCTTGTCTTCCTCAGCTTCGGCTTCGGTCATCTTGCCACGTGCCACAGCACGATTGGCCTTGTATGGCCGGTAATGGTCTTTGCGCCAGCTACGTCCTTCTAGTGCAAATACCACATGATCAGCATCAAATCTGCGAGCCACTTTGTTTGCTGCCATCAGTGTCACATGCAATGCGAATCCTACCCTGGTCCACGAATCAGATGCACGGTGAGCACTGTGCCGTGCTCGGAAAAACATGTTGGCAGTGTCAATCAGTAGGTATTTCATCAAGGTCCAATAGTTGGTGCTGTTTGATGTATTGTAACAGATATTTGCCCCAAAAGCAATGGGCTTGTTTGCCAAAATGATAAGATTTTGGATTTACATAGTCAAATCCGTTGTTTTTGAGCACACGATCGTAGCTTGATTGGGCACAGTATGGATCTAAATAACAGTGATTCCAAACTTTGGGATCTTGAGCCAAATCACTGAATGTGCTGTTGCCATTGAAAAACAGATGCTTTACACCTTTTGTGCCCAGATACTGATGCAATTGCCATGCTAGGTCATGGCCGGCTCTGGTGCAAGCATCATAGTCTATGTCAATGATATATTGACGATATCGCTGTTCCAGTTCAGCTGGCACATGATCCACCCCCGATGCATTCACCTGGTACCATATGCCATCATGAAACCATTCTTCTCTTTCCCAGGTGCTCCATTGTATCAGCATGAATGTGTCTGCCAGTAAATCAGGATTGGATTGCACCCATTCAACAGTGGTTCGATAAATTCGAGCATTACTACCGCCGGCTTGACTTTGATTGATTCGCTTGCAGCCTAGCGACCGAGCCAGTTCAGCACCAAAACTCACAGCTTCGTTGTCAGGATGTGGATGCCGACCTTGACCCCAGAAGCGACCATCATCTTCGGCCCAGCCATACGATACTTCAGCTTCGGCACCAGCTGCGTGGCTGTCGCCATTGATGTACAGTATCATTTTTGTGCAAGCACCTTGTGACTCTCGGCTGCAACCACACGTCGGCGTAGACTGCTGCTGCTGAAAGAATGATCGCGCCCGTTGAATACCAGTTCAATACCTCGATGAGCACCTTCATCTCGACCAGTGAAATTGTTGTTTTCATATTCCACACCCAAGATACGCACATCCACGGGCAGGATCAACAATAGATCAATGAGATCTTGTTCGGTTTGATACACCACAACTTCGTCCACATAACGACATGCAGCCAATTGTATTTGTCGTTCTACCACGCTCTGCACAGGATGATTTTTGGTGTCTGGTCTATCTATAGTGGGATCAGTTTGCAAGCCTGCAATCAAGTAGTCACAGTGATTCTTGGCTTCGCTCAGCATGGCAATATGCCCAGCATGCAGCATGTCAAAAGTTGAGAACGTAATGCCAATTCTTTTGCCTTCGGCTTTGAGTTGTTTGATGTGATTGAAGATCATGATATCTCGCTGCGGCCATCGCCGATGTTTCTTGACTGTACATACACTCCGGAATTCTTGATAGCTTGTTCTTGTTCCCAGGTCTCCATGACCACGTGCCTACATACGTTTTGGAACCAACGGTCCACTATGTCAGAATCAGCATCATCTTTTTTGATCATGTAACCTGCTTTGACCAGCCGCGCCACAAAGATCTCATTCCAGTCCAATTCAAACGCACCTTGATGCAGATTGTTAGGATCCACATCCATCCGCAACACAGCCACATATGGTTCGTTGGCTTCTGTGGCCAGTTGTTTAGCTGACTTGGGTTCTTCTTTAGGTGTTCGAACTCTAGGCACTGCTGGTGCTTTTGGTTCAGGAACAGGCGTTGGTTTCTTTCGAAAAATATCAAATATTCCCATATTAATCCTCTATTATTTCCATCCAGGTATGGTCACCCATGTATTTGACCTGTGCCACATACTCGTAATCTTCTGGCACACCTGTACTCCAATTTTTTGGACCATTGTGTACCAACAACATTTTTTCTCGTCTCTTTTCCCACACCAACCAGTAGCAGTTGCCCATTACTGTTTTGAACTGAAACTCGGCTGCATGTACTGCGTCTGTTATTTCCAATCTACGTTTGATTTGCCTTGCTTGTTCTTCCAGCACATGGACCAGGGCCATTATACGATCATACTCTTGCTGGGCATACATCCTGGCATGATTGATCATTATGTCCTTGTTCTCAGTGACAGGGATCATGTCAAACTTGGGCCCACTGCTTTCGGTAGCATAAGGAGTCACATTTCTGTTGAGGAATGGTATCAGTGCCCCTGTACTGGTGCTGTCGTAGCTGGTGCGGCCTTTGACAAGATTTGATTTGTCAGTCACTTGGTCAGGTGCCCCATTCGTTTTTAAACAATGGAACTTGTAGTCGGTCACTGTATCGTAATCCATGTTTCATTGCCAACAATGCTACATTACGATTGTTCATAGCATAGACACTTTCTACACCGCCCACTGGCATTAGATAAACGTGTCCTAAGAATCCAGCCTTACGATATTCAACAATGGCACGTTCGGCATCCACAAAGTCTTCTTCTGTAGCAATAACAAACTTCAAATATGCTGTGCCATATTCTTCATACTCACATACAAGTTCGGGTTTGATGGCATCTGACCACAGCTCTCCGCTGCATGGTAATTTGGCACTCACACTAAATGTAACGTCTCTCCAGAAGTCAATATCATCACTGTGATATTTCCATGTATGCAGGTATTGTTTGAATTCAGTTGTTAGTTTCTGAGTGCCATTTGTCTCAAAGGTAATTTCTTTAAGACCTTTCATCTTGGGATGATCCAACAAGTCCGGATACTGCTTCTGCCATCCCAGCAATGGTTCGCCTCCGGTGATAACCAGATGCTCATCACGCCACTCACCGTGCGGAAGTATTTCTATAATGCGTTCTACAATTGCATCTGTAGTCAGCACGGGGCTGTAGTCTTTGAAACGTGGATCCCAACTTGCGTAACTGTCACAACCTGTGCTAACTAATGGCAAATCTTTATATGCACCAAAAGGCATTTGTGCATCTTGTATGGCAATTGCCTCTACCTCTGTGCTTAGTTCCCCACGTGGCATACCGAAGCCTGCACATTTGAAGTTGCAACCAAATGTGCGTAAGAACACACTGGGTACACCCATGTAGCGGCCTTCACCTTGTATGCTGTAGAATAGTTCTGCTATTTTAATTTTGCTCATAATCTTGTTACCTTGGTCATTCCTGAGTAGTTTGGATCTTTATTTAGATTGATACTGACTTTGTGCATTTTAACACGAGTTTCGAGTTTTGTCACCCAGCCCGGTAACACTGCATCTAAGTAAGCCAAATGTTCTTCGGGGCTGGGGTGCGGATCAGGGCCAGGCTTGGGCCAGTTGTTTTTGAATACCGTTTTGTCATATCCGGGCAGGATGCAATCTAACACGTCACTGTAAAGCCGCATGACGTCACGGTGCAGACTCACATCATCGTTGTCATTGGGTCTTGCCATGAGTTCAACCATGCTTAAAAATTTCCAGTCAACTCCGGGGCGTGATTCTAACAATGCTTTAACAGCCTTGATGTATGCTAGATCTCGAATTAAAAATCCTCGCTCATCAATGTGTGAACGAATGTATTCGGGATGATATACTGTTTTGGCAAAGTATGCGTTTCCCGGAGTATGCCAACGATTGTCTATGTATCTATCTTCACGATCTATACTGGTCCAACACACAACCACAGTGTCGCCTGGACCAAATGTATTGCGTTGATCGCATTCCATTACTGAATTGAATATGTAGTGATTACCGCCACCGGCCTGCCCCCAATTCTGTGTGTGATCAAACTCAGGCTCTAAACAATCCACCCACGTTGGCCAACGATAGTTGGTAAAACTGCAACCAAATGCAAACAGCCGTCTCATGTTTTACGAGCTTTGACCAAGAGGTGCCAGCCAAGATATTCTTTGATGGCATCTCGCATGTCAGCTGGCATGGCCTCAAACCAAGGTTCTAATTCATATCTACCTTGTTTGTAAGCCGGCACATCGTACATGAAACAATGTGCCTGACGCAGACGCTCAATATGAAAACGGTCGCCCAACAGCGCATACACTTCTTCATTGGTGTAGGCCTTGGCATATGGGCAACCATTTTGTGCTTCAAATTGATCTAATCCTTTGCGTATCATGCTGTACTTCCAGCTATTCTTGGCATATACCAAAAATCTAAATTCGCCCTGGGGCACTAGAGCATCATATGCATTTTGTATCATGTGATCAATACGTGGAAAGTGATGCATGACTCCGCAACTGTAAACCAAATCAAACTGCCCCAAGTCTTGGTATACTGCCGCATCACTGGCATCGCCGCACACAAAGTTTCCATCCAGCCCTTCAACTTTGAATCGCTGTTGAGCCAGCTCTATGGTTCGTGGGCTGATGTCAATAGCAGTATAATCTGCGCCATATCGCGCAAATTCAGCAGCATCTGTTCCTATGCCACAGCCAATCTCCAACACACGTTTGCCTTGCCAAAGATGAAATCCGGCAAATTCTCTTATGTGCGATTCCACACGATATCTGCGTTCTGACACCTGCTGATAAAATTCTAATGTGCCTACCTCGCTGGTGCCATGTAAAATATTACAAGGTTGATTGTCCCAGTAGCGTATGATACGCTGTTCAAGTGTTTGATCATTCATTGATTATCCTCCCATGATAGATCGTTTGATCTCCATGCTCCATTGTGATTGTTGATGATTTACATCATTGATCTTGAGTTTTTCCCAGGGATCTTGTGTGCCATTGAGAACATTTTTAAAATGTGTTGTGCTCATGCCTAGACTTTCCATGTACCTAGAGATTTTCTTACAGTCATTAAATCGTAATTCTATCACATCCATGTGTAAAAAATCTCTCGGATCATTGGGATTGCCTTCCAGCATGGGTCTGTTGTTGAAGGTGGCGTCTTGATTTTTACCAGTGAGATCATAACGTTCATGCAACACATCAACGGGTATGCGTTCAAAGATATCTAGCATATAGGCCTGTTGACTCAACCATGCGTCAGAAATTTGATGCGGGCAAAGATATCCCAGCAGTTCTATCCACTTGTGTGGCACAATGGGAAAAATACTGTAAGGATGCAAATTGTGTGTGCAGAATGCCAACAGTTTAAATTCGCCGTCATGTTTCATGATTTCACTATCCCATGCAGGCGTTTGCATGACAGCATCATCATTCCAAATGATATACCAACGAGATTTGACCATGCGTGCCATGGCATTCACATATTCGTTCAGTCGAATATATCCCATGGGTTCAAATTTTATTGCGGTGTAGTTGGCTTTGATAGAATCCAACCAGGGTTTCAAACTGGCATAAAAATAGTCTGTGCCTACAGCATCGTCCTGATCAAACCCCAGCATCAGGTATATTGACTTTGGGTCAGCCACATTGTCGTACAGTGATTGTACACTTCGTCTCAGTGCATCGGTGCGACCTCGCGTGGGCAACAGCACACTGATATCATACTTGAATTCAGTATCCATAAATTCTCTCACAATTATTTTATACGGTTAATACGTTTTCTTAATAGAAAAAGTACCTTGTGCTTTGGCAGCACCAGCACCGCGATGTGTACCTTTAAGGTTCTCAACCCCTACCAAATCCACTGTGGCTTTGCCAAAATTTCTGCGTCTTGCAAAATAAAACAATTCCAAAAATCGATTGCGGCTCATGGTTTTGTCTTCTGGAAAGTCTAGATGATATGTTGTAGCAGTTTTCTCCAATGGCCGATTGAAGCTCAAGTAGTCCCAAATATTATAGTCCAATTCAAGATTCATTGGATATTGATTTCTGTCGTTGTATTTGATGTAGTAACCTCTTTGCAGCTTCATCAAACTGGCCAACAAATCTTTGGGCAAGTCGTAGCGTTGTAAAAATATTTCCAAGAAATCATACAGTTCATCCACACGATCTTCTTGATGCATGTTCATACTGGTTCTATGAATGATATTCCAACCGTGTATCTCCACCCCAATTTTGGGATGGTTGATTCGACCAGTGGTCATCCAGTTGGAGAAATATTGCCTTGCTTCGGCTTCTTCCTTTTTTAACCAATCGTTGGTCATAAAGTACGCAAATAAATCTTCATAGTAGTCGTTATAACTTAGGCCTTTGTACTTGTTGATGAATCTAGCAACCAGAGTGGCAAATCCATTGATATGGAATGTGGTCTGGAACCACGAAAAGATTTGTGCATCCAACATCACAGGTGTGGGCATGTCTTTGGTTCCTGTTATGACATCAATGCTTTCTTCAATGTGTTCCACACTGTAACTGCCGGCAAAATAATCAGTAACCGGTTGACTGGTGATCTTGAACAGTTTCTTTTGCAACAAGTTCATCTCGGCGTTTTCCAACAACTGTGCCTGGAACACAGTGATACCAGTGTGCTGATTCAGGTCATATAGCGCATAGAAGTTTTTCTTCCAGGACTCCAGTGACTCACCAGGCAAGCCAAGTATGAGTTCTGTGTATGCAGGAATGTTGCGCTGGTCGCACAGCTCAAACACTTCTTCTAACTTGTTCATTTCCATGTTTTTACGGCGAATGTTTTCCAGTACATCCAAATCTAGACTTTGTACACTCAGTGTCAGGCCTTGATTGAAGCCACGTGCGTCCAACAATTTCTTCACAATGTCTATGACTTCTTTCTTTTGATTCTTGGCCCAGGCCACACTGAATGTTCTCGGAGATCCGTACTTTTCTTGCATCTCAATGATCTTGTCTGCAATCATACCGTCACGTTCGGGGAACATGCCAAAGTTGGCATCGGTAATTGAGATCCAGTCAAAGTTGCGTTGGGCCATCCATTCAAGTTCGGCAAACACACGTTCTAGTTCAAACTTCTTAACCTTGTTGTAGGTCAAGCTACCCCAGTCACAAAATGTACAAGCAAATGGACACCCACGATTGGTTTCCAAAGTACCTTGCCATGTCACGTCAGGATGATCGGCGATCATCTGGTCAAAGATGCCTGCCAAGTATGGACTGGCCACTTCTTCTAGTGATTCAATACGTTTGGCATCTTGCGTCTTCACTGCTTGACCATTTCTATTGATCAACACACCAGATACATTTTCCCAATCTTTGATTTCAAAATGCTGTAGCACACTTTTGAAAGTTATTTCTCCTTCGTAGCAGATCACAAGATCTATAAAAGGTTCTTTTACAAACAAGTCGGGGTCGGTAATTGCAACTTCGGGGCCGCCAAACACAGTCAACACAGCAGGATTTATTTCTTTGATCCGTTTGGCCAGTGCATAATTGTACCGATGATTCCATACATAGGTGCTGAAAGTCACAATTTGATTTTGTGCTAGACGCTGTGCCAACGGTTCTATGGCATCTCTGCGCCAGATCCAATCAGTGGCTTCAAATCGTTCGCGGATCTCTGGGTCAGCTAGACTGTAACTCCATACCACACCAGCCGAATAGGGCAGGTAGTACGCATTGAACTCTTTGGGACCTTGTTGGAAATTGGGTTGGACCCAGGCAATTTTATGTTTCATCATGTACTTATTGATTCAGGAGCGGCCGACTTACCAAAGTGTGGATTGTTAAATTGCTTCATTTGATTGTTGGGGTCGTTTTCCAGCAGTCGCTGCCAGGGTTCCTGGGTGCCACGAAACACATTTTCAAAATATTCAGTGCTTTGCCCGTGCTGTTGCATGTACATGGCCAGCTTGGCACAGTCGCCTTGCCGAATCTGTAGATTTGGTAAACTATGAAAATCATTTGGATCCAGTGGTTTGCCTTCCAAGATATGTCTGTCCAAGAAGGTGGCATCTCCGTTGTTGCCAGTAAGATCAAAACGATCATGCAGCACATCTGCCGGAATACGTTTGTATATGTCCAGCAGGTATGCCTGCTGACTTAACCAAGCATCCTGTGAGCTGTGTGGAGAAATGTATCCCAACAGATCAAACCATACCCGTGGAATAATAGGAAAAATGCTGTAAGGATGCATGTTGTGTGTGCGGAAACTCAACAGCTGGAGGTGCTCACTGGTATGGCTCATGATCACATTATCCCAGCCTTTGGTTTGCATCACAGCATCATCGTTCCAGATCATCAACCATTTGCTGTCAGACACCTTGGCCAATGCATTGTTGTATTTGTGCAGATTCACATAACCCAGTCGATCAAACCGCATGGCCGTGTAGGTCACTGATTGAGAATCCAGCCAAGGCTGTAATGTTTCTTTGAAAAAACTTGTGCCTCTTTCATCGTCCCGATCGAACGCAAACATCAGTTGCAATTTTTTAGGATCATCTGCCAACTCTACGAGACTGCGTATGCTACGTTCCAGACTGGTAGTACGGCCTCTGGTAGCCAACAACATTGCTATGTTATACTTGCGTTCAGTCATTGAATTCATGGTCCTCTCTGTGTCCCTGACGGCCTGCCATGTTTGAATCTGTTTCGCGCACTTCTACTCGAGTACACCAAACACGTCGGGCTTCTTCGCTGCCACAGTTGGGCAAGAATATGGTGTTGATGTATTCGTACAAGAAGTCGGCAATGCCTTCGCAGCCGGTCTTTTCCACTTCGGTGATCTTGGCCAGTTTGAGTCGTCCCAGTTCCAGCAGGTGTTCACGCATGGGATCGTCTTGTGCCACTAGCAAGGTGTGATCAAACCATTCTTCTAGTTTTTCTTTGAGTGGTTTGAGTCCGCCGAAGTCAGTGACCCAATTACGTGCATCTAAAGTATCTGCTTCAAACTCAAAGTGAAAGCTCATTGCATATCCGTGGATGAGATTGCAGTGACTTTGAGCACGCCATTGACGATATGCCACAGGGCCAATTTGCCTGTAAGTCTTGGTTGAAAAGTATTTTTGTGCCATGATTTTCTCCTATGTTAGATTATAGCATAGGCGGCGGAGTTTGTATAGCGGGACGATGCCGATAGGCCGCTGTATGGATATTTATGCTGACGGTTGATAGCCAGCAGCTTTGTAGTCAGCCTGGCCGGGAATCACACCCCGAACACCACCAATGGGGTTTTCACTATCGCCATGCCGACGAGGAATCAAATGAACATGTGGATACATTACTGTTTGGCCAGCAGCAGTGCCCGAATTGAATCCAATATTGTATCCATCGTATTCTCCCTGTCTTACCATTCTTTCACCATATAGTAATGCACTTTCAAACGCATGATTGATAACGGTGAGGGTATTATAGTTTGGCACAAACAACAAATGGCCTGGAGTTACTGGATAACGATCTCGAAACACAGTGACGTGAAAATCACTGAGGTCTTTGAGATGTTGATCCCATGGCGCTATGCCTGCTTGCTGTGCTTGTGCTAAATCCATTATAAACCTTTTGTATAAAACGTATACTGACCAAGGATGAGATTCTCGTACACTAGCACTTTGTAACTATCGTTACGGGTTTTATACAATGCCAAATATTGCATTGATAAATCAGTTGATGTTTTACTAAATGGCACAGTATCTTGCTTCCATAATATTGCTGATAGCGCAGCCTTACCATCGCCAACGATCAGAGATATTTTTGAGCCCACATCAATCACACGAGAATACATTGCAAAAGCAAAATCATTTGTTTGTGAAGGAAAATATTTGCTGGTTTGATCAACCAAGTTGAAATTGCCCTGATTGACCAACACCGTGAATTTGCCATTGGGTGTTGTGACTCTATGATTGCCATTGTCAAGCAATATCACATCCTGATCACCATCTTTATCTATGTCAACAATCACCACACTAACTATGTCGTGAGTGAGATTCATATTGTCTTTTTCTTCACTGCCGGGTAAGGCACGAGTGGTAATATAATTCATGTTGGAATCAAACACTCTCACATAAACACTGTAATTCCCTTCGTTAACAACATTGGCTGTGATAATGCCAATGTTTCCGGTAGCGGAATCTTTGACAATGCTGCATGTGCCGGCGCTGCTGATGGGTGTGCTGGTCAACGATCTGTTTAATGTGAATGACCTTGACCCGTTGTTTACTAAAATGGTGTTGGGGCTGGTTCCACTTGCGCCCATCACAATATCTTTGCGGCCAGTGCCTCGCAAATCTCCTGCACATGCTGCATGTGCCCATACAGATTCTGTAAAGTCCTGCCGTGCCCATGTTGATCCATTGTTCCAAAACATCACACTGGCAGCCGACCGGCTGGGCACATCCTGAAATCCACCAACAAAAATATCCGGTCGGCCATCATTATCAAAATCCTCAATGAGAATTCGTTGTGCGCCAGCAATCATATTATTTGATCCCAGCAGTGCATCCGTGCGATCTATTAGAGAACCATTTTCTTGTTGTATTAGAATTTTTACAGGCACGTTGGCGTTACGAACACCAGACCAACCGGCAGGCATCACGGCCCATCCAGTGACCACCACATCCTCTAACCCATCTCCGTTCAAGTCAGCCACTGCAACATTAAATGAATGGCTCACACTATTTTCATTTTGATAATCCATCACCTTGATGGCAGCATTGACCACAGCAGTTTGGATCATAGCAGTTTGGCTAGGCATCGGTGCTGGACCAGGAATTGAGTTATTGCTTGATGTTCCGTCACTGCCGCCACCACACGCGGATAACAGTATAGTTAACAAAATAAAAATCTGTTTCATAATGTAATCTAAATTGGTTAGTAATACTAGACATTATAACTGAAACATAATTTTGAGTCAACCTACCAATTTGGTCTCTTTTGAAACAATTTATCTTGGTGCAAACTCTTGTTGTAGTTTGATGTTGTCAAAGAACTCTTTCTTGGTGCTTTGATCGGTCTGGAATGCGCCTTTGAGCACAGTGGTCTGTGTGAGACTTGAATGTGCCATGATGCCACGATTTTCACAGCAACCATGCACCGCTTGTACATATACTGCCACGTCTTTGGCATCAGTGGCTTTCATGATTTCTCTTGCGATGTCGTTGCACAGTTCCTCCTGTAAAGTACCACGACGAGCGCACCACTGAGCAATACGAGTGTACTTAGACAAACCAATGAGCTTTTCTGCGGCGATAATCCCAATATAAGCAACCCCAGATACAGGCTGGTGATGATGGCTACACATACTGCGTAGTTCACTTCTAACCACAAGCATGCCTTCGTAACGTTCCGCTGAATCATTTGGAAATGCTGTTGCGTCTGGTGCTGGTTCATATCTTCCTGCCATTATTTCGTTGTAGTACATCTTGGCCAAGCGGTGTGCTGTGCCTCGTGAGTTGGGATCATTCTCACGATCGATCAGTAATGCGTCCAATACTTGTTCAAATGCTTCTGTTGCTTCGTTGATCAAATGTTCTCGATCAGATTCCGCAACATAGTCACTGATGTTGTCTCCGGCCCAGAAGCGTTTGTTGTCTGCTTGCATACGTTCACGCAATGCAGTGCTAAGATGCTTTCCGGCAGCTCCGGGTGCTTTCTTTACATACAATGTTTGTTCCATTGGCACAAATTCTTGTTCGAGAGGAGTCAGTAGTGGATCAGGTACAAAGTTGGTCATGTTATGGTTCAATGGTTATATTTCTCAAATCTGGATACTGTACAAACACAGGTGCCTGTGATTGGTATTGCTCTAGCAATTCTAATCCGCGCACCGCATCTTCAATGGTGGGCTTGTAATGATATCCTAGCCGGAAAGTCTTTTGTGACTGCCAGGGTATGATATTTAGGTCGCGACCATCATATCGTTGTTTTATCATTGTGTCATAAGCTCGCTTGTTATCTAACAGTATAGCACCGCCATGGCCTATTTGTAAAGGCTTTGTGTGTCCAAAACTCACACATTGCATCTGCCCAGCTTGATACATATCAGCTTCTAATCGTCTGGCACTGTCCCATACTCTGGTATACACAAAGTTATATTCCCCTGTCCAAGTTTGTTCAGGTTCGTCCAGGTACACATAATCAATGCCCAATTTGTGCATGGTCATTGGGATGCTGAGATAAGTGTAAGGAGTCATTTTAAGACCGCGTACTCGATCATAACGCAGACACATCTCAATAGCGTGTGTGCAGCAATCAGTCATGATCGCATAAGGAGCACCGGTGTACTTGGCCAAGGCCTTTTCAAATTCCAATATCTTATCAAACATTATTTCTTCCTGGAAAAAAGTCTTGCATAGTTCCTTCCCTATGCAGGTCGCTAGTGACACAATGTACACCACCATCCCAAAAGTATCTATGTCGAAATGGAACTATGTGTGGAGTGATCCCGTATCGATCTAATGCATTAAATACCTGTTTGTTGTAGTTAAACACTAGGACATTTTTAGGGTCAACGATCAACATGTTTACATCAAATACAGTTTCTTCTACGTAACCAGTCCAATGATCTAACCACGTTTCTACTACATCAACCACCGTTTGATCATGTTCGAATCCTGGTATCCACCATTTGCCTCGATTTTTTTCTTTAAGATCCAGAAACGGTCGAACAGCATCCCAACTTTGGCCTGGGAGATAAACTACTTCCCAGCCAGGAAAAGTATCTGAATAGTTTGGAACATCACACAAACTGATTATCAATCCCAGAGCCACTGGACAATAAGTTCCATCACTGTGACCACCGGTATTGATGATGTGATTTCTTGTGTTGGTAAATTCTTGATCTATAAATTTTTTAAGTTCGTTTTGATCCTGATCGTAATCATTGGTGCCAATATATAGATCCCGACCAAGTCTTGTGACCATTGCGCCATTGATACTATCATTGGTTTTTATGATTTTATTTCCCTGTGACTGCACTTGTTTAATAATTGACTTATAAGAAAAATCAAGTGAGCATTGACGATTTCCAATTTTATGAATTTTTAAACATTCGTCACGGATCCATTCGGGTAACAACATCCAATCATGATAAGAATTACAATCTGGCCAAGTAGGATCACGAACCTGATCATATGCTGATTTTACATCATTTATGTAAAATGTATTACCAACCATGATTGTGTGATCTCTAGGGCACATAGGAGGAGGCATAAGCCGCCCATCATATCGTTTGCATTGATCTATATCATCGGGGATATCAATGCGAACGATTTCTACACCAAAACTTTGTAACTTGTGTATGATATTTTGATAATCTTCTTCAGTCTCGATGGCTATTTTTTCAAATAACTTTCTCACATGTGGCACAGTAATCCAAGAATAAAACTCCGGGGGATAACTGCGCCCTACAGCACACACTTTTAACGGATCCCAATGCTGATAGACTGAGTAGGTCATTTTTCCTGATACCAGTTCCATGCATGTTGTATCATATCATCCATTGAGTATTTGCGCCAATGACCGTACTGATTAAATTTATCTGAACTTGCGGTCAACACAGCTGGATCTCCAGCACGTTTGTCACCTGATCTAAAATTCAAAATCTGTTTTGTGATTCGCTGTGCAGCGTCAATAATTTCTAAATTACTTACACCTTGATTGCTACCAAGATTATACACACCAACAGGCACCTTGGCATCTAGTGCTGCAACATGTGCTTGGGCAATGTCTTCCACATGCACATAGTCCCGCACACAGGTACCATCATTGGTGGGATAATTGATACCGTTAAGCACAAATTCTTCTTTGTCCCTGATGCTCTCTAACACCCGCGAAATGATATGTGTGCCGCCAGGCTCACTGCCATGACGTCCTTGACTATCGGCTCCGCATGCATTGAAATAACGAAATGCCACATAATCCAGTTTATAAGCCTGATGATAACTGGCCAACACCTGTTCAATCATGTGCTTGCTTTCACCGTACGGGCTCACTGGTTTGCAAGGATCCGTTTCGGCACAAGGCGTTATGGCAGGCTCACCATATACTGCTGCACTTGAACTGAAGATAAATCTAGTTCGGGGCAAAGCAGCCAGCACAAGATCCAACATGTGGATGGTCTTGATCACATTGTTATGATAGTAGTCAGACGGATATCGAATGCTGGGTCCTACCAGACTGGTACCGGCACAATGAACTATAGCGTCGGGAATAAATTGTATCAATTTTTTACCAGTTGTGTCACTGTCAAAGTCGGCCAGCACAAACTGATCAAATACTTCTTTGAGATGTGACGGACACGGTCTGCGATCAATACCCAAGACTTCGTGACCGGCATCTTTCAATGCCAGTGCAATTTGCCCACCAATGTAACCGGCCGAACCGGTGACCACTACTTTCATGATTCAATCTTTACCACTTGATATTTTTCGTGAGCCACATGATCACGATATCTATTGCCAGCTCGGTTCCATTGTTCTCCTTGGCCTTGTAATATATCCACCACACGATCCACTGTGCTGTTGTTCCAATCAGATATCAGGCCCATGTTGTGATGTGGCTCACGCAAGAGATTTTGCATTTTGTGGTAGGCATCGTCTATTGACCAAGGAACGTAAAGCCTGTTAGGGTCATTAGAAAAAGTCTCAGGGAAAGACCTATAAGCAGGGTATAAAACATTACAGCCAAGAGTATCTGCTTCACTGACTGTGTTGGAAACCCAATCTTGAAGGGCGCAATTAAACAACACACGAGTATTATTAAGGTGAGAGTAGTAATCATTTTTTGAGATGTTGTCGTAAATTTTCAATTTGCCGGCTGCTTCCATTGCTCTGGCACGGGTCACGTACTCTGGGTTGTTGCTACGCAACTCACCGCCGCTGTAGATAGCAAACTCACATGGTTCGCTTGTGAGTTCGCCATACATGTCAATGAGATCCATAAAAAAGCCCGGTTGCTTTTCTTGATCAAATCTGGCTGCAAAACCCACACGCCGTGGCCGAGCACCAAATGGCTGGATGTTCTCAGCACCACCAATGCGTTCCAGCACTTCCGCTTTGCCAAATGCAAGACCAGAGATGTTGTAGATAGGAGCAGTCCAGCCAGCAATACGCATGTGAGCAACCATTTCTTCGTTGGTAGCCAACACACCGGTCACAAATTGATTGACCATTCGTTCGTATGTGCTCATCCAACCTGCCATGCCCCAAACATGCACAAAGTCGTCAGGATCAATTGCCTGTGCCAAACAACGTACCCATACCTGTGGACGCAATTCTGCAGGCACTTGGTCCATGATGTATGGCAGACTTTCGATGCCTGGTTGGAACATGTCTTCAAAATAGATCACATCTTCACTGGTAACTTCGCCCTGTTGCATGAGACGAACTAGATTCATCATCTGACTCATACCAAAGTAGCTGCGTCCGTGTGCGTCTAACACCTGACCAACCACAATCTTTTGACTGTTGTCTAAGGTCAGGCCAGGCACATACACCACGTCAAGGCCTCGACGATCAAACACACGACGATTCCATTCAGTCAGTTGTAGTGTATAGCGGGCTTCGTAACTTTCCAGTCCCATGTAAAATAATTTTCTCATTGTAACAATCCTTTGTTGAAGTTTAACATTTTTCTAGTAAGTTGTAAAGCGTTTTAGAATCTGTTGGAAAGATATTTAACCTATCACAGCGTATCTCATACCCATGTGTTCGCAGTCGTTGTTGAACTATGGCCTCGGCCACGACGTGAATGCATTGCCAAGAAAATTCTTGTTGATTAATTGTTGATTCAACAATCTGATCTAACAATTTGAATTCATCCAAAATATATTGTTGGGCCAGTTGCCATTTTGTGACAAAGTACCCAAGATCGCCATCTTGTGTAAGACCGCAATGGTCAATTATTTTAATAAATGTTGGCTCTGTATCATACAACAGGTCTGTGTTGGCAATCTTAAGAAAGTTGTTGGATACCTGATTTTGTGATTGTATCCATTCTTGCACCCATTCTGCATAAAACAAACTGAACCATTCTCGGAGTTCCCAGAGCTGCATTTCCGTCCAACTTGTGTACGCTGGGTTCCATTGGATTATATTATGAGCATTGCCGTCACAAAAAATTCCCAGGCCACACTCTAGTCCCACACAAATTTTGTGATATTGAAATAATATATTAAGCTCTGCGGATCTTAAATTGCTGGCATGAATCAAAATTGATCGACTTTGTTTGCCAATGTACAACTTGTAATAATCTAATATTTCAGGTAGGTGCAGAGTTTTAAAAGGATATATAGGAGTGGTTATCGAATCATGTTGTATTTTTTTTAAATCGTCCAACAAGTTTTGTTGGTAGATATGCAGTTCTTTAGAATAGCTGTGCATGCTCCCGTCAGCAAGAATGACTCCATTGATAGAATCATGCTCTTTGGTAAATGTTCTTAGTACATATTCTATTGTAGTTCCAAACATTCCGGGGACAAAAAACACATGAATCATGCACGATGTCCGGCCAATCTACGTGCATCTTCCCACCACATGTTCTTGGCATTCTTGCCTTGGGTGTACTTGGTGAACTGTTGCCAGGCATAACTTTTGAAGTTGTATAGATCTGCTTCGTTGTAACGATATCCATAGTCTTTGCAAAACTCCTCGTATTGTTCAAGGTGGTTGAAGATCTCAGCCACGTGAGGGTTAGTGCGGAATGCAATTTTTGCCATGTTATTTCCTATTAGATTATAATTGATTGAGCAGGATAAGTGAGATTGTACTGTATCACAGCGCCGTTCTCACCATCTTCGGATATGTTGATCCATACAGCACGGTCTGGATATCTTGCAGCGATTTGATCGTAAAGTTCATCGCTGATCATTTCACAACTCTTGTAATTGAGTTCAAGTGTGCCACCAGCGTAGAGATTTTCTAGCCAGCGTTTGAACTGAATGAATTCAATGTCACGGTCGTTGTGGAATACTTGTATGGTCACTTCAAAGTGAAATATGTGTCTGTGTGGACTGCCCAAAAAGCTCACATCATACTCATCACCGGTGGCCAATGCAGGGTCTGTGGCTGCTGCCGGATAACAATGAATGCCTTCTTTTTGGAACCGTACAAAAATTGTGCGTACAGCACGATCCTTGATACGTTGTCGTGTTTCTGTCAGTGCATGATCGCGTTCGTTCATAGTGTTTCGTCCTTGGTATATTTAGACCAGTCAGTGAAGTGGCCTCGGTTTTGTAAGTCGTGTATGCTGTGACACCAAACGCCGGGGTTGGTGGCATCAAAGTCTCGGTCGTCCAGTTTGAGTACAGCATTGTAGCCCAATTGTTGGATGTAAGGCAGTTTCACAGAGATCATAGGAATGAAGTTGTGATGTTCAGTCAATCCTGATTCTAGTAGGCCTTCTACACATCGAACATCAATATCCAATGAGCATAAGTAGCCTGCTGCTAAGAATGGCTGGATCATATTTTCCCAGTCTAACCAACCACGAGCATCAGTGTCATAGTTGGGAAAACTCTGATTGGCACCAAAGTAGATGTGTTCACATCCGTTAATATGTCGGGCAATGTCAGCTTTGGGTTGTACGCCAACCACAAACAATGTTTTTTTGCCAAGTGCTGGTGTGTGTTCTACTTCTGTGCCTGTAAAGAATGCAGTATTTTCATGACCTTCTCGATTCATATTTGATCCTGTTCAAGTTGTTGTAATGCTTGTAAGTTTAACTGATCTTGGTAGGCTGTGTCAACCTTGATTGTGTTGTGTTTCTTGACGTTGTCTCTTTCAAAATCGTCAACTATTTTTCTAAAAATTTTAGCAGCTCTATTTCTTTTTTCTTCAAACTCGGGTCCTCGAAAAACCGTTTTCTGCCATTCCTCATACAAAATATTCAACGCAATTTCTATATCTTGAGTTACTGTTCTATCTATGAATGCGGCCAACTTAATAAATTCTGGTAAGAATTTTTGGTAACCGTTGATAATACTAGCAAGATTAATTTTATAAACTGATGGATCATTCTTCAAATCAAAACCGTTTTCAAAATATTCAAAAGTTTGGAAAGAATTTTTGTACGCCCCATTCAATATAACCCAGTCTAGATTATTCTCATGATCTATAAAAATGTTAACTGCGGTGTCATCTTTACCGGTAATATTTTTGATAAAATCCGCTGGGGAAGGATGCCTGATCACAACTCCGTTGCTGTTGGGGCCTATGTCCCAGTGTGGTTTCACACCACTGTACTCTTCGATTGTACCCTCAAAATCAGTCCAGGTAGGATACTTGGATTGATCTTTATAAGTCAATAGGTCCAGTTTTTCTTCCAAGGTGTTTGGTATATTTTTTCCGTTAGACCATACAAAAGTGTCGTCTAGTAGATTAATACAGCGGGAAAGAAAATTTCCCGCTGCTCCTGGTATAAAATGCAAAGCGATAAATCGCTTCAAAGTGATTGCTCCAGTTGTTCCAATTTTGTTGTGCCAAGATCTTCAGGGTCAGTGTCAACCTCTATCACGTCAAATAGAGCATTGAATTGAGTTCTTGCATTCATGGCCTTCTTGCCTTTGAAGCCGCGTGTGCCTACCACATCCATCCAGTAGTTGCTGTAGTGCTCAATGATGTCCATGCTGTCTTGTTTGGTCGGAGCAGCAAAGATGGCTTCCACAATGTCATGGAATCGAGCATGATCACCTTTTTCATTCCACAGCATTCGAGGCCACTTGGTGCCGGAATCATATTCACGATTGGCACGTTGTACAGATTCCAGGTGGGTCCACACATTGTGCCCCATCAGCAATGCATATGAGAAACTGTCCCAGGACGTTTTGCCTTCTTTGCCAATCTTGTTCAGATCACCAGGCTTGTAAATGCAAACATCTTTCATGGTCAAATGTCGACTGATAGGGCTTTCATCAAAGTGACTGACCAGGCCATCTGCTACCACAGCCGGACCATATGGGCGTGTGTCTGTGCTGTATTTCTTGTCGTCAGCAATGGGACTCATTCTATAAGACCACTTGCTGTTGTGTGTGGTATCAATTTCGTGATACACTTGTCCATTGGCAGTGGCCAAAAACGGGCTGGCACAATCAAAGCTGATGGTAAAAGCAGGATTCACATGTTTTCTCACTGCACGTTGGATAGCGGTCAGCAGCACAGCCCATTCTAGTTTTGATGTGCCCAAGAAATGCATCCAGTCATGTACACCTTCTTGCAAGAGATTATCGTAACGCAAAGCCACAAGACGTCGGAGCACCAGATGCACGTCGCACATGTTCTGCCCGCCCATACTCCACCCATCAAAGTGTGTGTCAGGATACACAGCAGGATCACAAAAGTGTTTCATCTCTTCATACCACGCATCAGCCGAAGTGTGATTGTCTCCTTGCAACACATTCAAAATCTTGGTGCCACCATTGGCAACACCTTTGCGGTGCCGCATGAAGTATTCGTTGTTGAATTTGGTAGCATCCACAGCTTCTTGCAGCGTGGTAATCTGGCAGGCTTTTGAGGCTTTTTTATCGTGTATGACCCAGGTTGGAATGTCAAGAGTCATGCAATAATCAGACACATTGTCCAGCCAGTTGAGAATTGACTCACGCTTCTTTTGTGCTTTTGCACAACCTGAGTTGGCCTTCCAGTCGCCTTCCCACAGGCCTTTGGCAATCTGGAATCCACCTGAGTCGCCCAGCATGAACGTGCCCGGTTCTCTATTGCGAACCATGTCTTCTGACCAGTCTTGCTTGTTGAGATCCAGGTTGGCATGCCCACCTGAATACAGGCTCCACTTGTACGGAAACAATGCTTTTTGGCTGTTGAGCCAGTTCAGCTGTTCCATGTCCGGTATGCCTGCGGGCATACGTGCAGGATCCACATAAGGCCCGTTGACAGGATCTCGTTGCTTGCCCACAAAGGTGGCATAAAATCCACTGATAGCCGGCAAGAACACAGCATAGTCATTCTGTTTGGCAGTGAGATTGTCTTGGATTAGATCTTGAGTCATGACACCAATTCTGTAATTATTTTTAATTTTGTCTTTGCCTGCTCAACCGCATCAACAGCATCAGCCACAGTGGGATGTTTTTCAGCCAGTGCTTTCAGGCTTGATTCTTCATCACGCTTTTGCCGTGCCCAGTTGATCAATTCTTCAGCGTCGGGAGTCAATTTCACAGTGGCATAGCTAGACGGCATGTTCATCCAACAGGTACCGGCAAACACCTGTATCTCTGTACCCCATACACGCATCATACCTTGCATGGGAGTTTCAGTATGCATATTGATATACGGCACACTGGTGTCGCCGCCACTGACCATTACTGAGCCAGTGCCCATTAGGCCTTTGATCATTTTGACTGTGCTGGCAAGATGTAGTTGTAAACTGCAATGCCTGAATCCACAGTGATCTGTGCAGCACCGTCATCACTGATACGCATGATCTTGTCTCCGGTCAAGCTCAAGATACTGTGTACCTGTGCAGCAGGCCAGGCCCATGCACGTTTGAGTGTGCCTTTCACTCCAGGATGAAACACAAAGTTACCAGCATGTGTGGAGTGATCGCCAAAGAACAATTTCAGATCGCCGTTTTCAATCTTCACTGTGAAGTTGGGTTCTTCTGCATTGGCAGTCATCTGCCACTTCAGTCGCTGTATAGCAGCATTGGTTGGTTCGAATTCCACGTGCCATGTGGCACCTTTGAACTTGGCAGTTTTGAGTTTGTCGTTCACAATGGTACTGGCCATGAAACGATAGGTATTACGAAAGTCACCTGCTTTGTTTTCAAACTCAATGCCATCTGGTTCGCCATCTGCCTTCTTTGTGATAGTCAGCGTGGCGTCTTCACGATACTCCTGCAAGTTGATCAAGGTCTTGAGCTTGCCAAGATTAGGCATGCCAAAAGTACCAATAAACTCAGCCACTGGGTTTTTAAAATCCGCTTGTACAACCACGCTCAAGTCTTCAGCCAATCCGGCCATGCTGGTGGCAGCGTCTGTGCCTACAACTTTGACCAAACTGATACAGCCTAGATCAAACGTGTGTTCTACTAAATCTAACAAATAATCTTTCATACTAATCTCCTTGTATTGTGTGTAGTATATAGGTTTTTTTACTGGCCTGCAACTATTTTGGCCAACGACTGGCCGCCTTTTATACTGGTCAAGTGACCAGGCTTTCGTAACTCTACCCAACTGGCATCCAGCAATCCGTTGTGTTCAAAGTTCACTGTGTATCCTTGCTCACGTGCTAGACTGCATACTCGTGTTCCGGGTGTGTAACACATGTAGTTCTTTTCAGCAAATGATACACCGTGCCATCGGTCACAGTTGTTGTAAGTAAAAATCAATATGCCACCGGGTCGCAACAATTGAAACAGCTCGGCCAAGTAGTCATTGATAATTGGCAATGGTTTGAAGTTAAAGTAATTGTAAGCAAAAATCACACCAAATTGGCCTTTGGGGAAATTTTTAAATATAGGGCGCTGGGCATAATCGTTTATGGTATATGTACGTAATCGTCGCTGGTACTCAGGAAGATACTGTTCCATTGATGGTCTAAGCAGTTCCAGGTCATGATCCACTAGATACAACGGATCCAATGCTACCATATCATTGATATAATCTTCTGTGCTGGGCCTGATGATCATGCCAGGCAGTCGCCAATCTCCGCAATTTTTTAATCTGGCTCGCATTATGGTCTCGCTCTCGGTATCAATCAACAACTTGCGATCCAGTATACCAGCCACTGTATCTTGTGAAAATTCTTCCTGGTATACTCGCATGCTGTGATTGTACATGCTTTGATCTTGAGATTCAATCAGCTGCTGAAGCGACTTGGATAGGTTGGCAAAGGATTGTCTAAAAGATTCAACAGATTGCTGTATTGATCCAATATCGTTCTCAAGATTCTTGATGTCAGATTCCATTCTAAGTTCGATATTACTGCTGGCATGATACAACAGATTTTCAAAATGCCGCACAGCGTCGGTGCCTGTAGGATCAGGTTCAAGACTGTCTATCAAATTTTTAAATTGTACTATCTGGCTGAGATTCATTCGAAAGAAAATAAACTAGTAAATGTGTTTTCTGTGTTGGTAGCACTGGCAAGATTCCAATTTAACACACCCAACAGGTTGTCAATTTTTTGATCCACCACAGTGGCTTCCATCTCTCCGTCGTCAAATGGCAAGTCTTTGAACCACTGCGGCAAGTGCATTTCATCAGTGGGATAGCCTATACTGGTCCATCCAAGTGCATTTGATTTTAGTTTGCACACAATGGTCTTCATGCCATCTACAATCTGCATTGAATAGTTGTCTGAGTTCATCCTGCGTAGATTATTCCAGTTCAATGCAGCTCGTACATGCCCGGGCATGTTGGCTTTGCCCTGCCGTTCTTCTTCTTTGCCGTATTTGGTCAAGTTGTTCACACGTTTGGGAGATCCTTTCTCCCAACCTGGACGCTCTTTGAAAATATATTTGAACTCGCGAATCTTTTCAATGATTTGATCACGATCTGCCCCTGCCAGTACCTCGGTCAAGATAGTGCTGAGAAAATCCTGAATAACCTTGGGAGTGTCCGAACGTTTCAGGTCCAGGCCAGTGGCTTTGATCTTGCCAGTTTTGCCATTCACATCCAGTCGTTTGCCTTCCAGGTCAATGATATTCACAGCATAACGTTTCTTCGTGATAAACAAAGTACGGTCAGCCACCATTTCTCTGCCAGCTTTGATCAGGCCGCCCATGTCTCTTGGGCAATGGAATGACTGCTCCATAAAGCCGGGAAAACTTTCATTCACTTGTTCAGCCACGCTGTCATACAATGCAATGGCAGTTTCTTTGTTCCATTCCATGCGACCTTCGGCAACTTCTTTTTCCAACACAGGCCACGCACTGAAATAACAACTGTCAGTGTCGCCGTATATGATTGCCGCACCCATGTGATCGTACTCACCAGTGATGCATTCATTGATGTATGCATCCATGTGCTTGGCAATGCTTCTACCTGTGAGCGTGGTGCTCTGTCCAATGCGTTTGTCAAAGAATCTGCAATGCGGATTGAGAATAGCACCGTACAAACTGTTCAAGTTGATCTTCTTGACCAGTTGTCGCTTGTCCCAGAATGCAATTTCTTTGGCATCTCGAGCTTGTTTCTTCTTGGCCTGCATTTCTTGCCGTTCACTGTACCAACGTTCCAGCAGGCCTGGAATGATACCTTTCTTCTCATATGTGAGAATGGTACCATTGGCAGTGAG